TAGAAATTTTTACTTCATTATCCGGAGATTTCCACATTAATACTGTTGAACGATTGTAAAAAGTTGGATATTCATCAGCAAAATATTTTGAAAAATCTCTACTCGCTGGACAAGATGCTAAATGGATAAATGCTTGATCATGTTCACGATCAATATATACATATTCTTCTGTCAAATTTTGATCCTTCGTTTTAGCACTAGGAACTCCAGGTGTTGTTGAAGTCTCAATAGAGAAGGGATATGTAAAAGGTACAGCATGTGATGGAATCATGATAACATTAGAAGCTACCATAATACCATTTACAGTATTATAAGTTTCACCTTTAGATTTTGTTACAACAACTCTAAGAGATCGTGCAATCATATCTTGCAAATCTTTACTAGTTGTAGTTCTTGATGTAGGACTTTCTCTGGGGGGTAATCTTGAATAACCCTCTTTATAATTCCGTTCATCTTGAGTTTGATAAACATATTCGCCTTTTTTAGGAGAATCTAAAGCGGTAGAAAAATAATCTGTAACCTTATCGAGATAGGTTGATTTATCTTGAGTCTTTAATAAAGGTTTTAAAGCTTTATAAAATCCATATGCCAGAAAAATTCCTGCACTAATGGCAAAATATTTCTTAGCATTATTTTCCAAATGGGTGGACATATCTACACATAAGGATGATAATTGATCCTTTCTTCTATTAATCTCAGCATCAACATCTCTTAAAGTCTTTTTGTACATAAAATACATGTAACCTAAAGATGAGATAGAGATCATCTGTGCTAATCTCATATTGGAAATGGCACTAATAATAGCGCCTCCAAAGAGAAGAAAAATACAATTGATATAAGATTTCCTATCATTATAAACTTTTTTATAAATCATAGATCTCCTACCAAATTCGGTTATTAATTGACCAAAATTGGTAAGGGAAACTTTAATATCCCATAATTCACTTGTTGAGAAACCTTGCCAGTAACTTCCTAAGGAAGCTTGGGTATTAGCAAATTCAATATTATCAAGAATTGGGGTATCATCTATCTCCATATCTTCTGGTTCATAAGGATCTTCAACGATAAGATCATCAGAATCATCTATTTGATTTTCTATCAATTGATCACATGCACAAATAATTTGTGGACATGAACATTGAAGACAAAAGTCACATGTATCTAATTCTTTTTGAATTGTTG